TAAGCAAAACAAAGGGAAACGATGAGCGCAAACGCACAGATTGAGGTTTACGGCCTAAAAGAAGCGTTGAAAGAATTGCGCCAGGTTGAACCAGATTTCCGCAAGACCGTCAACAAAGATGCAAAAGAATTGGCGAAACCTGCGGTGGACGATGCCAAAAGCCAATACCCGCCAACGTTGCTGTCTGGTATGCAACGCAATTGGACGCAGCGCGGCAACCCCAAATTCCCGTACAGCCAACAAAAAGCACAGCGCGGTGTGACCGTCAAAGTGGACACCAGCAAACGCAATTCAAGCACTATCAGCATTATTCAAAAAGACCCTGCCGCAGCAATTATTGATATGGCAGGCAAAAAAGGCGGATCAAACGCCCAGGGCGCACGTTTCATTTCAGCGTTGACATTGCAATTTGGTTTGCCATCGCGCGTCATGTGGCCCGCGTATGATCGCAATGCGGGCGCTGTTGAACAAAACATGGTTGAATTGGTTGAACGCGTAATGGACGCTGTCAACAGAAATTTGGTGATGTAATGGCAATCAAAATTCCAATCATTTCGGAATTCGACAGCAAGGGCATTGATAAGGCCGTAAAGGAATTCCAAAGCCTTGAAGGCGTGGGCGCAAAAGCAGGGTTTGCAATCAAAAAGGCTGCCCTACCTGCGGCAGCTGCTGTTGGCGCAATCGGGTTTGCATTGGGTGAAGCCACCAAAGCCGCTATGGAAGATCAGGCCGCGCAGGTTGAGTTGGCGCGCACCCTAAACATTTCTGCCAGCGCTACTGACGCACAGGTTGCAGCAACAGAGGAAATGATTAGCAAAATGTCGCTGGCCAGCGGTATCGCTGACGATGATTTGCGCCCTGCTATGGCGAACCTGGTGCGCGGAACAAAAGACATTGAAACAGCCCAGCAGGGTTTGAGCCTTGCCATGGATATTTCGACTGCTACAGGCAAAGACTTGGCAACAGTTTCTGACGCGTTAGCAAAAGCCTATGGCGGAAACATGAAAGGTTTGAAAGCGTTATCACCAGAAATGGCTGCGCTCATCAAAGACGGCGCAGACCTAAACACCGTTATGGACGTTCTAGGCGGAACATTTGGTGGTGCAACCGCGACCGCAGCAGGCACAGCCGAAGGGCAAATGAAACGATTTGGAATAGCCATCGCCGAAGCAAAAGAAAACATTGGTGCAGCGCTCATTCCAGTAGTGGAAAGAGTGTTGCCATTGCTCACCGCGCTAGGCAATTGGGCACAAAATAACACCACCGCGTTTATTGTCATTGCTGGCCTGATCGGTGGAATAGCAGCTGCAATTGTGGCAATCAACATTGCATTGAAGGTTTATAACGCCATACAAGCCATCACAAACGGTCTGACAGCAGTATGGAACGCGCTATTGCTTGCCAACCCAATCACGCTGGTAGTCATTGCGGTGGTTGCATTGATTGCCATTTTGACCGCGCTGTATTTCAAATTTGATGGTGTACGCAAAATTGTTGACACCGTATTCGATGCGATAACCACAGGTGTCAAATTTAGTTTTGACGCAATCAAAACCTATTTCACCGCAGTACTGAACATTTACAAATCAGTATTCAACGGCATTGCAAGCCTGTGGAATAACACAATCGGCAAACTGTCATTCAGTTTTCCATCATGGGTACCAGGTTTAGGCGGTAAAGGTTTCAGCGTTCCCAACATACCGATGCTGGCAGAAGGCGGAATTGTTACAGGCCCAACATTGGCAATGATTGGTGAAGCAGGCCCAGAGGCCGTGGTACCGCTGAACAAAATGGGCGCAATGGGTGGGGTGACTGTCAACGTCAATGGCGGACTAGCAACCAGCGCTGAAATCGGGCAGGCAGTAGTCAACGCGATCCGCGCCTACAATCGAAGCGCAGGCCCAGCAAACATTCAGGTGGCGTGATGCCTGGCGTTTCCGTAATTGACAGCGGCAATTATGACCTGCAAGTAGCAACGGGTTTTTCTGTGAACGCGTTTACACTTGACGATGCAATTCGCGGTGTGCTGGACAATACCCAATACGTTTTGGACGGTGAAGGCGAATTTGCCAGCGTCATGGACGGTTGCATTGGTGTTTCCGTCAAGCGCGGCAGGCGCGACATCGGTGACCAATTCAGCGCGGGCACTATGTCATTCACATTGAACGACACATTGGCGGGCGGAGTGTTCAATCCGTTTGATGAAAATAGCCCGTATTGGAATACCGCAGAAGCAAAGCCTGGACTAGCACCAATGCGCGAAGTCAGGCTGATCCGTTACGACAATAGCAACGTGGCTCAATACTTGTTCAAAGGCTATGTGGTCAACTATGACTACAATTTCGCATTGGGTGGCATTGACACCGTGACGGTGTATTGCGCTGACCAATTTTATTTGCTGGCACAAACCTATCTGGACGAATTCAACCCATCAGCAGAATTGTCTGGTGCGCGCATTGAAACGGTGCTGGATTTGCCCGAAGTAGATTTCCCTGCCCTAGACCGTGACATTGCCACAGGCACAGTTGACCTAGGCCACGACAGCCCCTACACCGTCCCTGCTGGCACAAACGTTTTGCAATACATCAGCCAAATCAACGACACCGCAGAATTTGGCAGATTGTTCATGAGCGCCGAAGGCAAACTGACATTCCAAAATCGCGTAGGAAACACCCTGTCAGGCAGCGTTGCAGATTTCCATGATGACGGCACAAATATCCCATACAACGGCGTGGGCATATCATTCGAAGCCGATGCAGTAGTGAACCGCACCGTGGTCACAGGTCTAAACGGCACTAGCACCACAGCATCAGATCCAACATCAATTGCCACATATTTCATTCAAACCACCAGCATCACAAACAGCCTGTTGCACGATGCCACACAAATCGCAGCTGCTGCCGATTACCTGCTGAACCCTGAACCAGAAGCCAGATACACCAGCGTTGAAACCGATTTCCTTATGTTGACCACAGCCCAACGTGACACCCTGGCAAGCATTGAAATTGGTGACACCATCACGGTGGAAAAAACATTCCCCAGCGGATCTGGTACCAGCGCGCTAGCCCAGGAACTAAGCGTGGAAGGCATTGAACACAACATCAGCGTGGCATCAGGACACAGCATTTTGCTATCAACTGCACCAACCACAATTGTGTTTGAATTGATTTTGGACAATCCAACGTATGGCACACTAGACAGCCTCAATGTCTTAGGATAGGTAGCACTTATGGGAGCAAACGCACAAACATCAGTACCAGCATTTTCCGCAAATCAAATTTTGACCGCTGCGGAAATGACTGAAGTCAACACAGGCATACCTGTATTTGCGACAACCACAACGCGTGATGCCGCATTTGGTGGCGCAGGCGAAAAGACACTTGCTGAAGGTCAATACGCATATATTGAGGCAAGCAATGCCACGCAGTATTATGACGGTTCAGCGTGGCAAACATTAGGCGCAACGCCAGGCATGACACTTGTGATCGCTGGAAGCACATCGGCCGCCGCAACTCTTACTCTTGACAACGTTTTCACATCGTCATATCGCAATTACAAACTTTTTATCGATGGCGTGACTTCGGCTGACGACATTGATATCCCATTGAAGTTTCGCGCAGGTGGTGCTACCAATAGCAACGCAAACTACACGCGTCAGGTTATATCTGCTGGTGCATCGGGTGTTTCAAGATCGGTAACTACTGGTGCAACCTCTTTCACTTCGGTGGTTGCTGGTGGTACGACACGGATTGTCATGGAAAGCACATTTTACGCACCGCAAGCGGCGGTAAATACTGGATTTTTATCGTCTGCTAACACAATGTCAACAAATAGTTATGCATACGTATTAGGCGGAACTTTCACAGCTGCTACACAATTTGACGGTTTTATTATGACCCCAACTAGCGGAACTATTACGGTCACGTATCGACTTTACGGATTGGCAGACTAATGATTATTCACATCAACGGCATTGACCGCGAAGCAACTAAAGATGAAATTTCTGAAATTGAAGCAACACGCGCCGAAGCACAAGCCGAAGCAAACGCAAACAAACAAGCAGAAATTGCTAAACAAGCATTGAAACAAGCCACGGTTGAAAAACTTGGTTTGACCATTGACGAAATTGACGCTTTGCTGTCGTAATGAAATGGCAATTGAAATTGTGGTTTCTGTCATCGGTGGTGGTTTCGCTGTGGTGGTGGCGCTCATTAGCAAAATTGGCCGCGAAAACAAAAAAGACCACGGCGAAGTACACCGAACCTTGGGTCGAATAGAACAAAAAATTGACGGACACCTAGAGGATCACAAATGAAACCACATGACAAAGCAATGCTGGCATCGTATGCGCGTTCACTTGTGGGTGCGCTGGTTGCTGTATATTCAACAGGCACCACAGATCCGCGTGATTATTTGAAAGGCGCAATTGCTGCTGTGATCCCGCCAATCATGCGTTGGGTCAACAAAAATGATGCAGGTTTCGGGCGCGGTAAATGACACCACCACCAATCAAAAAATTGGTGCTACCAAAAGATTTGACGCATTGCACACCAGGCGAATTGCCAATGAACCTATTGCGCGACATCAAACCATTTGGCAAATTGCACCATTTAGCAGCTGCCAGT